CACCTTACCAGGTGGTTTTTTTGTTTTATAAGTATGTTGGGGGAAATTCCCCAAAAAGAGGAAAAGATTGTAATATGTTTGTTATTTAA